TCATGCCGCTGCACATCCGCCCGACGCTCGGGCAGGGTGCCTACTGGTCGATGGCCCTCACCAGGATGCTTGAGATGTTCTCGGACAAGACCGAGTACATCATCACGCTCGACTACGACACGTTCGTCACGCAGTCCGATGTCGAGCGGCTCTTCGCCCTCGCGATGACCTGCCAGTGCGACGCGCTCGCCCCGATCCAAGCGAAACGCGAGGACGGGCGGCCGATGCTCACGCTGCTCGACACGATGGACGATCCGCCTGCCGACGGCAAAACGGAACTGCCGCTGTCGTGGTTTGCCGAGCCAGTTCAACAGGTGGACACGGCGCACTTCGGCTGCACGATCATCTCTACCAGGGCGCTCAGGCGAACGCTCAAGCCGTGGTTTCACAGCAAGCCAGACGCCGAGGGCGGCTGGGGCGACGGGCGGATCGATGATGATCTGTGGTTCTGGTCGCAGTTCAAGAAGTCGGGAAACCGCCTCTTCATCACGCCGCGCGTGTGCATCGGCCACGGCGAGTACGTGATCTCGTGGCCGAGTAAGGATTTCTCGGGCCCGGTGTTCCAGCACACGACGAACTGGCAGCGGACGAAGAAGCCGCCGGAAACTGCATGGAGGGTCGGCGAGTGAACACAATCAGAGTACGGATGAATCGTGCATACGGTGCCTACAAGGCGGGCGAGCTCGTCGAGGTGGACGAGTCCTTCGCCGCGAGGCTCTTCGCGTGGGGCTACGCCAAGCGAGAGACACAGCAGTCGCTGATCGAGACGGCAGCGGTGGAGCCGGTCGCGGAGCGGGCAGACCTAACGCCACGACGCAGGGGGCGACGCCATGAATGACGGCAAGCGATACCGATCACTGAAGGTCGCCACGCAGCCGGTCGTCGAGCCGGTGAGCGTCGCCGACGCCAAGGCTCAGCTGCGGATCGATCACAACAGCGACGACACGTACATCGCTGCGCTCATCTCGGCGGCTCGCGAGTATTGCGAGACGTACATGGACGAGACGCTCGTGGACACGCAGTACGTAATGCGGCTCGATGCGTTTCCGGCGGTCATCGAGTTGCCCCGCCCGCCAATGTCGCAGACCACCGGTCGCACGGCGGTCTCGATCGTCTACACCGCGAGCGAGGCGGGCAACACGGCGACGCTCTCGACGACTGAGTACCGCGTCGATCGGGACGCGAAGCCGGGCACGCTGCGAACGCTCTACGCCGGATCGTGGCCGAGCCACCTGCTCGACTACGGCAGCGTCACGGTCACGTGGTGGGGCGGCCGTGGCGACGACGGCAGCAAGGTTTCGCCCCGCGTCAAGGCGGCAATCCTCATGCTCGTCGGGCAGTGGTACGAGCGTCGCATGGCGGCAGACTCCGTGTCGCTCTCCGAGATGCCGTTCGGTGTGAAGGCGTTGCTCGACAGCGTGAAGTGGGGGAGCTACACGTGAACGGACGCATCATCGTCGATTCGCAGTTCACCGACACGGCGTTCGCTACCGGTGTAGCCTCGACGAAGGTTGTCTCGCTCCAGACCTCGAACGAGTACACGTCTGGCAAGGTCGCCGTCGTCTCTGGCACGTGCGGTACGTCAGCCGTGACGATCACGCTCGCCTCGCCTGGGTACACGGCGGCGTCGGGCTCTGCCATATCGTTCTCGTCGGTCTCTCGGATCGTGTTCTCGGCGACCGGCGCGACGCTCGTGAAGTGCGTCGGCGGTGCCACGGGCAAGCCGCTCGTGCTGTCGCGTGCCGAGCAGGGTGCCGTCTCGGAGGTCGGTGCGACGGAGACCTCGCTCCAGGTGAGCGTGGATGCAACCGCTGGCACGTCGTCCTACACACTGGTGATGTATGGCGATTGATCCGGGTCGGCTCCGCGAGCGAGTCACGATCCAGAGTGCGACTGAGGCTCGCAACTCGATCGGCGAGGTCGTGCAAACGTGGGGCACGTTCGCCGAGGTCTGGGCGAGCGTGGACGGACTATCCGGTCGTGAGGTGCTCCAGTCCGGTCAGCAGCAGACCGAGGTGACGCACCGCGTGCGGATGCGATACGTGACCGGGCTGACGCAGCGGATGCGGCTCTCGTGGCGTGGTCGGATTCTGGAGATCACGAGCCTGCTCGAGCACAACAACCGCACCGAGCACGAGCTTCTGTGCGTGGAGGATACGGACTGATGGCGACCGCAGGGATCACGATCACCGCTGAGATCGCCGAGTTCCGCGAGTTGCAGACGGCGATTGGTCGCATCTTCACGCCAGCGGACAAGGCAAAGATTTTGCAGGACGCTTTGAAGAAGGCGCTCGCCCCAGCTCTAGAGCGGCTCAGGGCAAACACGCCCGAAGGTCCGACCGGCAACCTCAAGCGTGCGGCATCGGTGAAGATTGTGGCGTACTCGCGGGACGGCAACGCCGTCGGGCTGCTCGGCTACCGGCGGGCTGGCAAGGGTGCGAGCGAGTCGGCCCAGGGCGGTCGTGTCCGCAAAGGACCGGATCGTGCGTTTCATCAGTGGTGGCTCGAAAACGGCACGAAAGACACCGTCATCGACAAGCTCTCAAACACGCCGTATGCCCGCAAGTCGCACACCAGACGCAACCGCAGCGGCAGCGTCACGACTGTGCGGGCTCATCAAGTGAGCGGGCAGAACGCCTACTACGCCTCGTCGTTCAATAAGCTCGGACCGTTCAAGATTCAGCCGACTCCCCGACCGCCCCGAGGCGAGGAAGGGCAGCGAGTGCAGACGACGCCCGGCTACCCGCAAGCGTTCTTCAAGCGGTCGGCAACGCCGATCACGATCAAGGGTCTGCGGGCTGGCGGCATCCTCGGCCAGCCGCCGCTGAAGACGACGTGGGAGGAGGTCGGCACGACCGTCGCCGAGATCCTCCAGCGTGAACTGAGAATCTCGCTGGAGCGTGCTCTCAGCACGCTGACCCGGTCGGCTACGGGAACGCTCTGATAACACCGATGTTTCGTCGTTTGATAACTGCAAGGGTGGGGGTGTGACTCCATAGGTTCGGGATAGGCGAAAGCCGATCCCGAACATGGCATTCAAGTCACCCGAAAAAGCCGTCGCCGACGCCCTGATCGCCGACGCGACGGTGGCCGCGATTCTCGGCACCAGGATCTACCCCGTCCTCGCCCCCGCCTCGGCGGCCCTCCCGCTGGCGACGTGGCGGCGTCAGGCGGTCACACGGGAGACGACGCTCGGCAACACCCGTGGCGGGCTGCCTGTCGTGACGCTCGCCCTGGAGCTCTACGCCGAGACCTATGAGGCGGTGCGGGAACTGGCTGACGCCTGCCGGTCGAAACTGGATGGGTGGGGGAATGCGGTGTCATCATCAGTATCAGTGCGACACGTCGCGCTCCAGAACGAGCAGGACGGGTTCGTACAGTTGGCAGGTGGCGACCTGCCTCCGGTGTTTTCGGTCACGCAGACGTACACGATCCTCTGGCAGGAGACCTGATCCGTGAGCAACCCCTCGACTCCCCATGACGGCGCCGGAACGGTCCTCAACCTGTTCGGCACCGTGTACACGGTCACGAACATCGTGATCTCGAACACGAACCCCGGCGCTGCCGCCGAGGCGACCGTGGACGTGGGGCATCTCGGCCAGACGACCGGCGAGACGCTCGCGACGCTGAGCCGTCCGCTCGTGATTCCGGCCGACGATGGCGGCACGGGTCGCTCGGTGACGTTCGACTACCTCGGCAAGACGATCATCCTCGACGCCTCGACGGGCACGATCACGATCACGACCGGCGGCACCACGCTCATCAACGGCAAGGCCGCCACCGTGTCGAGCTCGACGCTGACGCTCGCGACGAACGACGCGATCCGGGGTCAGGCGACGATCACCGTGGCTCGCTGACCGTGACGGAGGTCCGTCATGGCTACGCGAGTCTCGGGAGTTGCTGTCACGTGGGGCGGCACGCAGATCGAGCAGGTGTCTAGCGCCACGCTCGATCTCGTCCGTGAGATGCCGGTGGCTCGCACGGCACGGTGGACCCTCGACCTGGGCGAGGTCACGCTGCCTGCGTTCACCCGCACGGCGGTGCCTGAGAGCCAGTACGGCGTGCGGGCTCGTCTGACCGTGACGGCGCAGGACGACCAAGGCACCGCTACGTCGAGCACGTTCACTGTGTTCGACGCCGACTGTGTCTACCTCGGTGCCGAGGTCCGTGGCGAGCTCAACGGCGTCTGGCAATTTGACCACCGGTTCAAAGTCATGGATACGGTCGGCGTATCGACCGCGTATCCATCATGAGGTAAGTGACACATGGCGACACTGACGGCAGAACAGATTCTTGCGTCGAACGACGCCGGTCTCATGGGACCGATCACCGTGCCCGAGTGGGGCGGTGACGTGTACATCCGCGTGATGAGCGTCGGAGAGCGCGATTCCTATGAGCGGTTGTGGATCGGCAAGAAAGACTCCGGCATCGAGAACTTCCGGTCGGAGTACCTCGCCCGCTGCCTCTGCAATGAGAAGGGCGAGCTGCTCTTCACCCGTGCCC